CCGCCGACGCGTTGACCGACGGGGGCGCCGCGGGTGCCGCGACCGGCCGCCCCGTCACGATCGGCCCCCCCGTCGTCGCGATCGTCTCATTGCCCGCCGCGTCGACGTAACTGGTCGCGTACGTGGCCGTCACCCCCGCCCGGATCGGCCCCGCGATCGGCGGGGTCGGGAGGATCGCGGTCGTCGGGGGCGGGTTCGCGGCCGGGGCAATCGTGAGGGGCGCGGACGGGGCGCCGACGTCTGACCGCCGCCCGTCGGACAGTTCCACCGTCACCGCGTACGTATAGGGCCCGCCCGACATCTGCCCGGGCGTCGACGCGGGCGCGAGCGCGGCCGCCGGGGCGCCTGGCGCCGGCGGCGGCGGGATCGGGTCGACGGGCGGGATGTCCGCGGTGAACAGGCCGAGCGTGTTCGCCTTAACCCCGCCGGCGTGCGTCCCGGTATACGTCACGAGCGCGGGCCCGATCTTCGCGCGGCCGCCGGCCGCGGGGAAGGGGAGCACCGTCGACAGCGGGATCAACGTATCGACCGTCGTGAGGGTCGCCGCCGCGGTCCCCCCGGCCGCTTCCACGATTACGCGCGTTCGGACCTGGGTCAGATCCGCGGAGATCTTCAGGCCGCTGAACCGGCCGCCTGGCGTGATCGGCGCCGGGGCCGGCCCCGGTTCCGTCCCGACGAAGAAATGCAGATCGCCGACGTAGTCGACATACCAGGACGCCCCGATCCCTTTCGCCAGGCGCGAGAGGGCGCCCGACACATCTTCGAACGTGAACGTCATCCCGGAGATCGAGGGCAACCCGGCCTGGACGTGGGCCGTCGTGATGACCGGCGCGAACCGGGCGATCAGGTCCTTCACGATCGTCGTGACGCTGGCGGTGAGGTACTCGGTCGTCACGGTGCGATGATTCAGGCGCCGCGAGAAGTCGACACAGGACAGGTCGTAGCGGACATGTGTCGGGATATCGAGCTCCGCGTACTGCTCGCGGACGGTGATTTGTCCGCCGAAGATCTGCGTCGCGGGGTCGATCGCGCCGAGATAGATCGCGATCGGCGCGCCCGGGAGGATCGGCGGGGGACTGATCGGGCCGGACGGGGTCGTGTCGGTCGCAAACGCGGCCGGATCGAACGCGTGGACGGCGAACGCGCCTGAACCGGGGGCGGAGGGCCGCGGGGCCGCGACCATCGTGAGCGCGGCGGTATTCGGCGCGTCGTTCAACAGGTCATCGATCCGGAGCCGCCCGAGCCGCGCGAACGGCGTGAGGATCCGCCCGCCGACGACGACGACGACATCGGTCGCCGCCACGTTACACCGTCCCCAGGCGGCGCGTACCCCTCATGCCTTGCATGACCGCGTTCGACACGAGATCGGCCATCATCGCGCGCGTCTGGGGATCATCGGTCCCGAGCATCCCCGACATGTTCACGGTGATCGTCGTGGCCCCCGCGCCGCCCCCGCCCGCGCCGGCGGCCGCGCCAGGCGTGAGCGTCCCGAGCGTGATCGGGTCGCCGAGTGACGCGAACCCCGCCGCGACGTCGCCGACGGCCGCGAGCGCGGGATCGACCATGATCCCGTCGAGCCGGCCGAAGTGTTCCGCGATCCCGTCGACCAGGTCAGGGACCGACGACATCCCGATGATTTCGTTGTACATCCAGCGAAACACGTCGACGATTTTTCCGGGGAGCTTGATCACTTCGCCGATCAACCAGGCGAGTTTGTCGAAGAGCCACATCTTCAGGTCGTTGTACCACTGCGCGACCGTCGCGATCGTGGCCTTGAACGCGGCGGGGAGCGTGTCGACGAGAAACCCTTTGATCGCGGCGACCGCGTTCTTCACGATCGCGACCATGTCGTCCCAGTAGTGCCAGACCGCCCAGACCGCGAGCACGGCCGCGGCGATCGCGGCGATGAGGGGCAGGAACGGGACGATCGCGGCGCCGGCCGCGCCGAGCGCGCCCACGAGCCCCGCCGCGCCGAGTATCGAGACGACCGCGGACAGGGACACCAGGATCGGCGCGAGCGCGGTCCCGATCGCGACCGTCGCAATGATGAACGTCTGCATCCCTTCGGGGAGCGACTTGAACAGGTCGAGCATGGCGGTCAGGTTGTCCGCGAGCACGGCGCCGATCTGCTCGTTGAAATCGGACATCTGGTTCTTCATGTTCTCGATCTTCCCCGTCGTCGTTTCCATGTCCGCGGCCGCTTGCCCCCCGAATTTCTGGTTAATCGCGTCCAACACTTCCGCGAACGACGCCCCTTCGGGGATCGTGTCCCCAAAGACTTTCTTGAGTTTCCCTAACGCTTCGCCGTCGCTCTGCGCGGCCTGGACCATGAGTTTCGCCGCGGCGGGAATGTCGGTCCCCAGGCCGATCGCGAGGTCCATCGTCGCCTGGATCACCTTCTGCATTTCTTGGGGGCCGACGTTCCCGATCGTCGTGAAGTACGTCTGCGCGTCGGTGATCGCCTCGTCGGAAAACCGCGACACGCTCTGGAGTTGCGTCGCCATCTCCCCGTACGCGGCGATCACATCCGGGGACGCTTGCCCCGCGTTCTTCAGCGCGACCGTCAACCGCGCGGTTGCCGCTTCCCCTTCGGCGAATTCATTGATGAACCCCGACACCGCTTGGGTCACGTCGCCGACGAAATCCTTGACTTGCGACGACGACAGGACGGAGTACGTCGACTTCGCGAAATCGGCGATCCCGACCGCCGCGGTTTTGATCGACCCCGCCGCTTTGCTGATCGCCTGGTCGACGTCGGCGCCGACCTTCCCCGCCGATTCGACGAGCTGCTCCGTCGACGTCGTCGCGTCGCGACAGGCGGTGATAAAACTCGAAAAGTCGGCAAGGAAATTCGCGGTCAGCGGCATGACGTTACCGGGACGCTTCGCGGTTGAGTTCGTCGATCAGAAATTCGTAATAATGCATCGGCAAATCCCACACGTCGGCGAGCGTCCAGCCCATCACCCGACAGATCGCTAGGTCGGAACGGGCGCCGTCGCGCCAGGTGTCGTTTTTTTTTCGGCCGCGATGTACGCGCGCATCGTCTGATCGTGCGCCTGGACCGCGCGCTGTACTTCCATGTAACTGGCCGCGTCGATCGCGTCGAGCGCGGCGCGGACGACCGCCGTCGGTTGATCCCGAATGACCAGGGGGCGCCCGTCGAAATCCGTAAAGGTCCAGTCGAGCAGGTACGCCAGGACGACCCCGATCCCGCTTTCGGTCGGGTCGACTTCGAACGTCAAATCTTGCCCGTTCGCGGCGCGCCCCGCGTCGACGTGAACCGGTTTCGTCGCCATTTTGATCAGGGCGCGAAATTCCCCCGCGGTGAGAAATCGTTTCACCGTGATCGTGTCGCCGTCGGTCAGCGGTAACACGTCGATATCAGGGCGACGGACGCGTGATCCCATGTTCCCCCTCGACGGTCACGGGCCCGAGCGCGGCCGTAAATCGCCCGCCGTCGGCCCCCCGTGTGAACGTCCGAATTTCCCACCGCCAGGCGCCCCGCTTGAACGGGGCGACGAAAAAGAGCGGCCGTTGCGCGAGTTTGAACGCGTCGACGGCGCCCGGGACCAGGGCGCCCGCGACCGTCCAGCCCGCGATCTTGTCGTGGGTCACGGTGTACCCCTCGACGGCCGCGGCCGTGTAGTACGCCCATTTGACCGCCGCGACGCGGCCGCGGATCGTTTGCACGGGCGCCCGTTACGGAACGACCGGATCCATCGTCCAGGGGCCGGCGCCCGCGAACGTCCCCGCGGTTTTGATCGCGCCGTCGTGCGCGACTTCGATCGACGTGTCCAGGTACGCGAGCCCCGAAAAGAAAAACGTCGGCGCCAGGTCCGACGGGATCAGTTTCAGGAACACGGCGGTTTCGCCGAGCGCGACCTGGAACAGCGCGGGGGACAGGGTTTCATCCCAAATCCCTTCGAGCTTCCCTTCGATCGACGGGAGCCCCTGCACCGATACCTTGACCGTGTCGCCGAAACAGGTCGCGTCGGCGCGATCGCGTTTCAGGTCCAGGGACCAGGTATTCAACACCGCGACGGGGACCGCGGTCGCGCCCCCCGTCGGGTCCATTTCGACCGATCCGTGTGATCCATGTCTCCGCATAACGTGTGCTCCCCTTCGTTACAAGATCCCAAACGCCCGTTCACACCCGCGCGCCTGGCTGTCATTCAGGCGCGTAGGTCGTAGTGCACCGCAATTTCGGCGGGGGTCAGGACGCGCGTGTAGATCGCGATGTCTTGCAATTTTCCGTGCATCCAGCCCCCCGCCGTATGGG